TTCTTGTTGTTGTTAACTTAAGTTATACTTAAGTACCAGCATCTATCCCCCATGTCTAACCAAAACGAACATTCCCAATACATAGAGCAATACGTGGTTTTGCTGATGGACTTGGGGGAATATTTATTACCTTCCTAAGTAACCTTATTATTGTAGTTAAGCCCCGTAGGGGCGGGAACATAAACTATGTCTGAAGCACTACCCTACAGCAAAACAGTAGAGAATCACATCTTGGAGTGCATCCAAGGTGGTGTAGCCATACGACAGATGATAGCTTCCATGCAGCACCTACAGGCAGCACCAAGGTCACTATCCACAATGTACAAAATCTATGGTTCATTCATGGAGAGTGAACGAGCTAAGATCAATGGTGCAGTTGGTAGGAAGGTCATCGACCAAGCCTTAGATGGAGACTTCAAGTCACAAGAGTTATTCTTACGATCTAAAGGTGGATGGTCACCAACACACACAGTAAACGAAGTTGAGCAAGAGATTGACCCTGACCTAGACGAAAGTGCAACTGATGCACTTATGTCGCTACTAGGATATGATAACGATGACAACCCCGAAAAAGAAACCTACTGTGAATGTTCAGAGGAAGATTACTGCAAGTGCGCTGAGGGGATTGCCGCAGAGTAAAGTTAAGAAGCTATTTGAACAACTAGGCCCAACTAAGGTTGATGAACTTAAACATGACTGGAACTTCTGGGCAAGAGATAACCAACTGGAGCCTGACAACAATGATTGGAACACTTGGTTCATTAATGCTGGTCGTGGCTTTGGTAAGACTCGTTCTGGAGTTGAATGGGTAAGAGAACAAGTAAAGCATGGCGTTAAACGTATAGCTGCTGTAGCCTCTACCAACTCAGACATTGAACGTGTTATGATCAAGGGTGAGTCAGGTTTCCTATCGGTATGCTGGAAGGGTGACAAGACCTACAAAGGTAAGAAGATGGGGTTCCCTGACTGGTCCCCAACTAAACGTACACTCACATGGGATAATGGAGCGCAGGTACAGTTCTTCTCAGCAGAGGAACCAGAGCGTTTACGTGGTCCTCAGTTTGAGTTAGCATGGTGTGATGAAACTGCTGCTTGGAACAAGGACATGGATACTTGGCAGATGCTACAGTTCTGTATGCGTCTTGGTAAACATCCTCGTATCATGGTTACTACTACACCTAAGCCAACTAAGTTAATACGTCAGATACTCAAAGACCCTAAGACTATAGTTACAACAGGTACTACTTTTGATAACTCAGCTAACTTAGCCACTACATACCTTACTGCTGTTAAACAACAGTACGAAGGAACTAGGCTAGGTAGGCAAGAACTTTATGCTGAGGTCCTAGAGGAAGCTCAAGGAGCTTTATGGACTACCCTGATGCTAGATGATTGTGCTATTAAGCATGATGATGTACCAGACCTAGCTCGTATTGTAGTTGCACTTGACCCAGCCGTTACATCTAATGCTGAAAGTGACATGACTGGCATTGTTGTTGCAGGTATTGACATCAATGGTGTTGCATATGTACTTGGAGACTACACTGATAGGCTATCTCCACAGGGATGGGCCTTAAAAGCTATACAACTCTATAATCACTACCAAGCTGACCGCATTGTAGCGGAAGTCAATCAAGGTGGTGATATGGTTAAGCAGACCATTCATGGTGAAGACGATAGTGTCTCATATAAAGCTGTAAGAGCCTCTAGGGGTAAATACGCTAGGGCTGAACCAGTATCAGCACTATATGAGCGTAGGCTTGTTAAGCACGTATCTAATCCCCCTGATGGGTCATCACTAAACGAACTAGAAACACAAATGCGGACGTGGGAACCTTTAGGTCGAATAGGTTCTCCTGACAGATTAGATGCCTTGGTATGGGCAATCACAGACCTTTCTCTTAACGGATACGCCAAACCTAAATTGACCCTCGCTTACTCAAGTGCAAAGGGACTTTCACAGAAATAATAATGGAACTTACCTCATGGTTAAGAAGCTCTCAGAAGCCGCATCTAAGATAACACTTGGAGTTGCTGGCGATAACACACATAACGGTCAAATCCGTGCTGATGAGTTTCTACCTGAACTACGTGGCAAGAAAGCCATACGCAAGTATCGTGAGATGCGTGACAATGATAGCACTGTTGGTGCAGTTATGTATTCTGTTGAACAGATACTTCGTGATGTAGAACTACACGTTAAGCCTGTTGATGATAGTGATGCAGCTAAAGCTGAAGCTGACTACGTTAAGAGTGTCCTTGATGATATGGACCACACACTGGATGATCACATAGCTGAAGCGTTGTCGTTTCTGTCGTATGGCTTTGGTTGGTTCGAGGTTATATACAAGAGGCGGGTTGGACCGACTGAGAGATCAGGTAAGAAAAACTCTAAGTCTACAGACGGGAGACTTGGTGTACGCAAGATTGCTGCCCGTGCGCCTTGGACTATTAATAAGTTTGACGTAGATCAAAAGACTGGTGATGTTCTAGGTATTGAGCAATCCGTAGGTCTTATGAATAGCAAGAACTATATTCCTGTAAACAAATCTTTGTACTATCGTACTACCTCAATAAATGGTGATCCCAGTGGTCGTTCTATTCTTCGTAATGCTTATACTTCTTATGAGTACCTTAACAACTTACAGGCCATTGAGGCTATCGCAGTTGAACGTGAACTGGCTGGTATTCCTGTTGCTCGTATTCCTGCTGAGTATCTTTCTTCAGATTCCTCCGCTGAACAAACAGGGTTTGTTTCCAACTTGCAGCAAATCCTACGAGACGTTAAATTCAACGAGCAAGGTTACATTATACTGCCTTCCGACACCTATCCCGATAAAGAAGGAGGACCTTCCTCCACAAGGCTAGTTGACATAGAGCTTATGGCATCTAACGGTAAACGTAATATTGACATCAACCCGATTGTTAGTCGTTACCAGCATGACATTGCTCGTTCTGTACTATCCGAGTTTCTTTTACTTGGTTCCTCTGGTGGCTCTTACGCCCTATCCAAGTCAAAGACAGACCTGTTCCTCCGTGCGCTTGAGAGTTACATACAAGCAATCGTTGATGTTCTCAACAAACAGTTGGTAGAGCGCCTTTGGCAGTTGAACGGTCTGGACTATAACCTAATGCCAACTATAGTTTCCGGTGATGTTGCTCCACACGATCTACGTGAAGTTGCAGCCTTCCTCCGTAACTTGAATGGGGCTAACATTGATGTGTCCTCTCACCCAGAGGTTGTTAAAGACCTTATGGACATAGCTGACTTAGAGTATGACCCTGATGTTGGTCAAGCCACTACAGTTGAGGAGCAAGAATAATGGCAACACTAGCAAATCGAGTGTATGATAACGGATTGACCGTATTAGACACAGAAGCTGACAAGATACTTATTACATCCCAAGCAGCCACAACCTATGCTGAAGCAAACAGTACATATGCTCTAGGTAACTCTACCTCATTAAGCATTGCTGCACCATCAGATCGTTCAGCGGGTGGTCGAGAGGTTGTTGTAGCTGCTGTAAGTGATGGCTCTGTTACTGGCACTGGTACTGCTACTCACTATGCTATAGTTGATGTATCTGAAACACGGTTACTTGCAACAGCATCTTTAACGTCAAGCCAAGCAGTAACTTCTGGAAACACTTTCTCATTAGGATCGTTCACTATCGGTATACCTGATCCCGCATAATAAAGGTTATTTAATATGACCAGCAGGATTTTACAAGAAGACGATGGCTTAATCCTAACAGAGGCTGATGAGCCTATAGTTAATAACCTAGATGTTGGTGCAAGTAGGATACTGCAACAAGACGATGGCTTAATCCTAACACAAAACAACGAAGCCATAATTAACGACAATTACGTTGGAAACTTCCTACCCAACAATATTACTACTGCTGCCCCTGTAGTTCAGAACACTTCTATAACTCAGGTACACTCAATAGGTGTAACAGGTATTACTACGGGACAGCCTGTTGTTGCTAATGCTGCAATGACACAAGTTCATGGAATAAGCTGCACCAGTATTCTCACGGGGGCTGTTGTTGTATCCACAGCAACCATTGCCCAAGAACATGACTTAGATGCTGACTTAATTCTCACGGGGGCCGTTGTTGTAGCTAACACAGCTATAGCTCAGGTACACAACTTAAGTTCTGTCAGTATTCTCACGGGTCCTCCGGTTGTACCTGATGTTATACTCTTTGGGGAAATTGATGTCTCCTCAATACTAACTGGACCTCCAGTAGTCAGCCCTACGCCAATAACTGTAAACTCAGTGCTTTCACCGTCTAATATCCTTACGGGTAGGCCAGATGTAGAAACAGCACCTGACCCTAACGCACAATATGAAGAGGTAGTACAGCAGATGTTCGGTGGTTGGCCCAAACGTATATACGATCATACTGATCTAGCTATCTCTAGGGGTCACGCTCAGGGATATAGAACTCTCTACAAGTTTGGATATAATCCAGACGTAGATGGTACAGAAGAGACAGTTTGGGGACAAGGTGGAAACTACCCTTGGTTTGCAGGTGAACTAACAGTATTCGTAAGTAGCTCAAGTGCAAATGACTCAGGTACAGGAACTGGAGCTAGGACTATCTTGATCCAAGGTCTGGATGAAAACTACGCAGAGGTAGAAGAGACTATAACACTTAACGGTCAGGCTCAGATCACATCTCAGTTATCTTACCTTAGAATTTATAGGGCCTTTGTTACACTTGCTGGATCAGGTGGTAGTGCTGCTGGTACAATTTATATTGGCTCTTCTGGAGCTACAGGTGGAGTGCCAAATACATCAACTTATGCAAGCCTATCACTAGGCAATCAAACTCAGATAGCTGCCTACACAGTACCTGCTGGACATACCCTGTATGTAGATGAAATAAACTTTACTGCTGCTGTATCTCAAGCTAACAAGCTAGTCACCTGTAAGTTCGTAAGTCGAGAGTTTGGTTCTAACGTATTTAGGACTAGGTTTATTCAAGTCTTACAGAGCAACCAACTGATACAGACATTTAAGTATCCACAGGCATTTGCTGAAAAGACTGACTTAGAGTGTAGAGCTTCTACAGATACAACTAACACTGCATTAGGAGCATCGTTTCAAGGTGTTCTAATAAAGAATGAGACTTAACATGAAATATGCCAACGATGTATTTACTACGCTACCAGAAGCTGTGTCCCGTTCCATTGATATGGGACTTGATGGAGTTACTCATGTTTATAGCCACGATGGACAAGCTGTTTATATGCCAGCAGAAAGCCATGAGGCTTACTTAGACTACTATGAAGACAGTGAACCTATGGTTGAGCCTATGGAAGTCGAAGAGAAGCCCTCAGTGGACCGTATAGAGGCTCTCAGGGCTAT